GCAATCTACCAATACTTGGCAATGTATCACCCTGAGTTGGTTGAAGATGAATTCTTCCGTCCACACGACACGGCAGTTATTTCAGTTCCACAGAAAGCACCAATTGGAGCAATCTTGAGAACAGAATCACCATTCCAATTATTGGACCGTGTTAAGAAAATCACTCAAGAATGGGTTAGACCTGGTCACAGAACTGGTTCAAACACACACAACGTATCGGCAACAATCAGTTTGAAAAACGAAGATTGGGAATTGGCGGGTGAATGGATGTGGGAAAATCGTGACTTTTATAATGGTTTGTCAGTTTTACCTCATGATGGTGGAAGTTATATTCAAGCACCATTTGAAGATTGTACTGAAGAAGAGTATGAAAGATTATTCTCTAAATTACAGTCAATTGACTTATCAAAGGTTGTTGAATTACAAGACAACACAGATTTGAGTGGTGAGTTGGCATGTGCTGGTGGAGCTTGTGAAATTAAATAAAGAAGATATAAAAACATTCAATGAAGGGGAAGGTGAACAACTTTCCCCTTCTTATTTTTATATTGAAAATGGAAAATATGTTTTCACAAAAGAATTTCATCTAAAACGAGGACACTGTTGTGGTAATGGTTGTAGACACTGTCCTTTTTTTCCTAATCACAAAAAAGGAAATACAACTATATTTATAGACAATGGCTAATGGTAAAACATACGGTTTAAGTTTCCCCTTTGTAGATTCTTTTGATGGAAAGTATTTGGACTTAACGGATTATGCTGCTGAGGAAATCAGAAGTAATCTAATTCATTTATTATTAACAAGAAAAGGTTCAAGATATTATTTACCAGATTTTGGTACAAGACTCTATGAATACATCTTTGAACCATTAGATGGACCAACATTTAGAAACATCGAATCTGAAATTAGAGATTCTGTTGATAAGTACATGCCACAGTTACAATTAACAAACATTTCAATTACCGCACCTGATACTGAAGCTGCGGGTGAAACCGTTACAACAGCGGGAAACATTATAAATCCCGAATTAACCATACCAAATCAGAACGTATCTGAATACACCGCAAAAGTAAGAATTGATTATTCTATTAGTAATGATGTTTTCAATTCAAAAGATTTTGTTATTATCAATATTTAACATAAATGGCTCAAAGAAAAATTTCATACACGGTAAGAGATTTCCAAGCAATTCGTCAGGAACTTATCAATTATACAAGAACGTATTATCCAGAATTAATTGACAATTTCAATGACGCATCCGTGTTTTCTGTATTTTTGGACTTGAACGCAGCGGTTGCTGACAACTTACATTATCATATTGATAGAAGTATTCAAGAAACAGTTCTTCAATATGCACAACAACGTTCATCAATTTATAACATTGCAAGAACTTATGGATTAAAAATTCCTGGTCAAAGACCATCCGTAGCCCTAGTTGATTTTTCAATTACGGTTCCTGCTTTTGGTGATAAAGAAGATGAAAGATATTTGGGTATCTTAAGACGTGGTAGTCAGGTTAATGGTGCTGGGCAAATATTTGAAACCATTTATGACGTGAACTTTGCTTCACCATTTAACCAAGATGGTTTTCCAAATAGACTAAAGATTCCAAACTTCGACCAAAACGGAAACTTGGTTAACTATACAATTACAAAAAGAGAAACTGTTGTAAACGGAATTACAAAGGTATTCAAAAGAGTGATAACTCCAAATGATGTTAGACCATTCTTTGAATTTTTCTTACCTGAAAAAAATGTTTTGGGAGTTACCTCTATTATTCAGAGAGAAGGTACAGCATATTCAAACGTACCAACAGCTCAAGAATTTATGAGTCCAAACGGAAGATGGTATGAAGTATCGGCATTGGCTGAAGATAGAGTATTCATTGCAGACCCAACAAAACCATCTGATGACCCAGCTATTAAAGTTGGGACTTACATTCAGACACAAGATAGATTTATTACAGAATACACACCTGAAGGGTTTATGAAACTTACATTTGGTGGGGGAACAAATACTGCTGAAGACCAATTGAGACAATTTACAACTTTAGATGTTCCTTTGAAAATCCAAAGATATCAAAACAATTCAATGTCTTTAGGTAATACTCCACAAGCCAATACTACAATTTTTATTCAGTATAGAATTGGTGGTGGTTTAGCAACAAACTTGGGTGTAAATACAATTACTCAAATTGGGGCTGTCGATTTTTCAGTTGTGGGCCCATCAGATATTATTAATAACCAAGTGATTAATTCATTAACTTGTAATAACGTGACAGCGGCTATTGGTGGAGCGGGTTATCCATCAACAGAAGAAGTTAGAAATTATGTAACATTTAACTTTGCGGCACAAAACAGAGCGGTTACAATTCATGATTACGAGGCTATTATCAGAAACATGCCAGGTGAGTTTGGAGCACCGGCAAAAGTATCTATTACTGAAAACAATAACAAAATTAATGTTCAAATTTTATCGTATGATGCGAGTGGTAATTTAAGTGCTGATGTATCACAGACATTAAAACAAAATTTAGCAGAATACCTTTCAAATTATAGAATGATAAATGATTACGTTACCATTGGTAGTGCTCAGGTTATTGATTTGGGTGTTGAAGTGGCGGTTGTATTAGACTCAGCTCAAAACTCGGGTGTTGTTATTTCAAACATTATTGACAGGGTTACAACATTTTTTAGTCCTGCGGTTAGAGGACTAGGACAAAATATTTTACTATCAGAATTAAGTAGAATCATCCAAGCTGAAAATGGTGTTATTAGTTTGACTGACATATCAATTAATGGTAAAGTGGGTGGACAATATAGTTCATCACAGACATCAATGCCTTATTCAGACGCAGCTACAAAGAAAATCTCTTTAACAGACAATACTATCTTTGCCGAACCAAATCAAATCTATCAAATTAGATTCCCATCTAAAGACATTGTAGTTAGAGTTAAGAATTATCAGACAACTACATTTAGTTGATGATTTATTTTATAATATCCTTTCTTATCTTATAGAAAATAGTGCATAAACTATTTATCAATTAAAAGAACAGGATGCCTGAAACAATTAGATTAAAAACACAGGTCGGGATTGACAGAGAAATTAATGTTCAATTGAACCAAGATTTTGAACAACTCGAAATACTTTCATTAAAAGTAAGGTCAGAAGATGTCTACACAAGAATGTGTGCTGACTACGGTGTTGTTGTTGGTCGTGTTGTTGCTAATGGTGGTTATGGTGTCCCAAATGTTAAAGTTTCGGTATTTGTTCCATTAACTGAGGAAGATGCTCAAAACGAAATTATTTCAACATTATATCCATATACATCATTAACTGATGTAAATGAAGATGGATATAGATATAATTTATTACCTTACGATATACAACACACAGGACACATTCCAACAGGAACATTCCCTACAAGAAATGATGTGTTGACAAACCCAGCCGTTATTGAAGTTTATGACAAGTATTATAAATTCACAGTAAAAACAAACGGAAGTGGTGACTACATGATAATGGGAGTACCCATTGGAAGTCACACTTTGGTTATGGATTGTGATTTATCGGACATTGGTCCTTTTTCACAATCACCACAAGATTTAATCCGTATGGGTAGAGCAAGTGCCGACCAATTAGACGGAGTTAATTTTAAGTCATCGGCAAACTTATTTTCTTTACCACAAATTGTTAATATTAATCAAAGTGTTGATATTAGTCCATTTTGGGGTCAACCTGAAGTATGTCAAATTAATATTGCAAGAAAAGATTTTGATTTGAAAAGTGTTGGAATTAATATTCAACCAAGTGCAATATTCATGGGTTCTTTAGTTACAGGTATTGATGATGAATCTGTTGAAAAAAATTGTAAACCACCAAGAGACATGGGTAACTTATGTAATCTATCGGTTGGACCTGGTGAGATTATAAGTGTGAGACAAACAATTAGACAAGACACTCAAGGAAGACCAATCTTAGAACAGGGTACATTACCACAAGGTGGTAAAGTTATTGATGGTGATGGTACTTGGGTTGTAGATGTACCAATGAATTTAGATTATGTCACAACAAATGAATTTGGTGAACAAATTTTTAGTCAAGACCCAACAGTTGGTATCCCAACAAAAGGTAAGTACAGATTCAAAGTCAAATACACACAACCAACTAATTTTGAATCACAAGAAATTAGACGTGGATATTTTTTAGTTCCAAATATTAAAGAATATGGTTGGGTTAATTCAGATGAGGACCCAGCATATATTGTTAATACTGGTGATACTAACTATCAAAAATTTATAGGTTCATATTATTTTGGAACCGAGTGGAGTGGATACACAAACCCAACAGAAGCCATTGCTTGTCGAGATACTTTTTATGAAATGCAGTATAATAAAGTTTATACTGTTGCTCAACATTATGATGAGTATAAAAAAGGTTTTAACAGGTCAAAATTTATAGGTATTAAAGAAATTACTGATAGTTCATGTGCTAGTGAAAATAACAAATTTCCAGCAACGGATGGAGTACAAAGTTTTGATTTCTTAGTATTTTTACTTAATATCTTATTACCTATTAACTATTATGTGATATTAGCATTATTACCTATCATTCACGTTTTAGCATTTATTTGGCCAATATTTCAAGTCTTAATTACTTTTGTATATGGTACCCTTGCTTATCTTGTTTATATTATTTGTGAAGCAATCAATTTAATACCTTTTGTTGATATAGGTAAATGTACCAAACCACCGTCATTTGGTGATATCTTTGATTCAATAAGAAACCCGTTTGTAAAAATTTCATTACCAAATATAAGTTATCCCGATTGTCAACTTTGTGATTGTGGTCAATGTGAAACACCACCAGCTGATAATGCTGAATCTAAAAAACTTATAGATGCGTCAACTCAATCAGCGGTTTCACCAAATGCAGATTTTTTTAATACTAGTAATTGGAATTCAACGGACACAAATATACAAAGTGCATTTGCGGGTGGTGGATATAGTTTACAAACTAAAAAATTACCAATATATCAAATAAAAAATAGTGGTTACAATTTTGTTAATAATTTACCAATATGGGAAACAATTAACAAATTTAACTTAAAGTCAAAGTATTTTGATTCCGATGTTTATCCTGGTTCAAATAGAATCAAAGTTCAAGTTGAACCAAAATTAAACTATGATGTAAACCCAAATTTATTTCACTATGATAATATCACAGCACTTATTGTTGACCCAGGTGTTCAAGAAACATTTACATCAGGACAACTTTTAAGTTTTCAACAAGCGTTATTATCAAAAGACCCCAACCCTAAGGCACCAACTACAGGTACAACAACAGGTATTACGGGTAAAACTGTACAAGGACAAACAATAACAATAAATTATGCTGACCCTACATCACCACTAACAAATCAAAGTGTTAATTATACTTTAAGTGGAGCGACAACAGCATCTACGGTTAGTTATAAATTTGCAACCGACATCGAGTATTTTCAAGTAATTACTGGAACAACTTATGATGATTTTATAACTTACAATTCAAGTACTTTAGGTTCAAGTCTAAAGAACCAAATTCAAGAACAAATAATAATGTTTAAGAATCAAGGTGTTGATGGTGCTGAACCATATTTTGACTATTTGAGTCAATGGTTAGGTGGCACTTTGGGTATTATATTCTTAGTAAGAGGTGTTGAACCCCACAGTGGAAGGAAGCGTATTAAGTATGATTTGTCAAGAATATTTGGATACAATAGTTGGGGGAATGTAACAGTAGAAAATGATTTCTTTTTGAACGTTCCTGTTCAAGTTGGATTAACAAATGTTAGACACAATGATTTTACCAACAACACTGAAAACCATTCTGGTTATTTGTATTATGATTCGTACACATTTACTGCGGGAACTCAGTATTCATCATATACAACAAACTTACAATCATATTATTCATCGTTAGATGCAACACAAAGAAATGTATTCGAGCCAACAACAACTGGTAGTACAACATTATTAAGTACGATGGTACAAGTTGGTACATCAGGTGAATTATTGGCAATACAAAAAACACCTAATGGTGTTGGATACAAAGGTAACGAATATATTGAAGGTGGTTCATATATTTGGTATGGTAACTACGCAACGGTTAATCCTTTTAATGGTGATAATAACAATGGTGTATTACCACAATTTTATTATGCTCCTGCGTATTCATTACAGAATATGACGATGTACAGTCAAAGAATGGTTATGAGAAGTGACCGTTTACCGACAGGAACACAACCTGAAATTTCTGGTAATAATCATTATGCGGGGCAAGCTTCGGTTACTTTAACTTATAGTTTAATAACTGATAATGGTAATGCTGCGACTGTATCAAGTGCATCAGGTGCTGGTGGTGTAAACGCTACTAACAATCCTGACATTGCAACGGGTGGTACTGTAAATAAGGTAATTGAATCATTCTCATGTGCTGGAATGGTTGACTTAAATTGTTATATAAACCAAAACGGTGAGTTTATTGTTTTACCAAGTACAAATGATTGTAATACAAATAATGGCGGACAAGTTTTGTTAATGGATGTTATAGATTGGTGAATAAACCAATTCTTTCATTATTACCATTGGATAGTAATCATGGTAATAGTGATTATGTGTTACTTAGTCAGTGGTTAGAAAGATTCAGAATGAATTTTGCCATTTGTAGGGGTGTGTTATCGCACACGTTTGTAAACTCTTGGTTAAACGGTTCGTTATTTGCGTTCCCATTTGAATCAAGTGTTTTCTTTGATAAAAATAACAAACCATATAATAGAAAAGTTTCTACAAACATTATAACTGGTAATAAAGAAGTTAATTATTTATATTGTGGTGATTTATTGGTGTTTGAACCAAAATCAAATAACTTTTATTACCGTTCAAGTCCGTATGATGGTATCAACTTTGTTGGTTCAAGGGCAAATACGTTCTTCTCACAACCAGTGAACACGAAAGATTTATTGTTCCCAACAACATTGTTGGATATGGGCCCAAAATACGTTTGGCAAAGTGAGGTAAATAAAACACCAAACTACTTTGGTTACCAAATGAATAAATTTAATTCAACTACATGGAGTGACGATTCAAATTTGTTGCAGTTGTTTATTGTATCAAGATTGGTTAATCAAAACTTCTTACAAAGAATTATTGGTGGTGTATTTGGTGCTGGTGGTGTTGGTTCATTGTTTAGTAGAGACGAAGATAGAGTTGATGGTGATTTTGCTCAAATGTTACAAATCAATTCTCAGTATGGTGTAACACCATTTACCGCTGAGAACTACCCTGACGACCCAAATGTTGTTGGTGATAATCCAATATTTGTTGGAGCTGATAAAAATAAAGACCCTTTGTTTGGTGTGTTCTATAGTGGTTTTACAGCTGATAGAGATTTAATATCACCAAGAAGAATTGACAGAACATTAACTGGTACAACATTAATTGCTGATTACTTGGGTACCAAATCACAAGAAGTTCCATTCTTTAAATGGGCTAACAATGCTTGGGTTGGTGGTGAAAATACTATTTTTGGAAGTCAAAATAACTCATGGTATACTTACGGTGGAAACCCAACAGTTGAAAGTAAGAAGTATCAAGAGTTTGATAGAAGATTAAAACCATTTTTCCAAGGAAATAATAATTTATTAGAAAATGCTTATGGATACATCTACCAAAGAAATCATGATGATACTTATAATAACGTGGCATCAACACAAACAAACGAATATACTTTAACAAGTGCTCCTTGGTATTTTTACTTTGGTTTGAAAAAAGGAAAATCAGCAATGGATAAATACGTACAACAATACTTAGGAACCGAAACAAATGCCCAACAGTAATTTTGTAGTTGTAAAACCAAACTTAAGATATAAGTCAGCACCAAACACAGATATTAGTTTGCAAGCCGAAATATTGCAAACACAATCTGAAGTTATTGATTACGACAGAACGGTATCCTTAAACCTTGTTACAGTATTTGATGGTGAAAGACAAAAATCAACATCGTTCAGACCAACAATAAAAGTTTCATACATTTATGAAAACAATTTGGTTGGTTTTACAAACTATAATATTTTTAGAGATAATCTTTATTATATCAATCCTGAAAAATCATTAACAAATGGTATTTGGAGTGGATTACCCACTTATCAAGAATTTGAATTTGTTAGAACTGATATTGATAACCAACAGTTACCATTTGTTGTTAAAAGCGCTTCATCATACAATTGGAGTATTGTTATGACATATCCGTATGAAAACAATTATACGGTACCAATGCAGTATTTCTTTTCAAATGGTTCAAGTTTGAATCCGTGGATGTCAGGAGATGGAATACCATTCTCAATTACACAAGGTTCAGATAATGGTTTCCCTGTAATTCAGTTCACAACACCAGTTGCTCACGGATTAAGTGAAGGTGAATGGGTTGAACTTTCAATTAGTTATGGAACAATTAATACTTTCCAAGTTTATACATTGGGAAATGGAACTTTGGGTTCAGACGCTTACATTTTTAATTTAGCCAATGTTGGGTATACTGGTACAACATTTAATAGTGGTAATCAAGGTATATTAAAAAGAATTATTGATATTAATAATTCGGGTGAAACAAAATCAAGGTATTATGTGAGAATGCACAAGGTTATTACTAACCCTGAAGAATCTATAATTACAAATAACGGTTTTGAGATTAATCCATTCCAAGATTTAGGATTTTATCAGTTTTCATCTTTAACACCAAACAATGTTGGTAGAGTTGTTAATTTCCAAAGTTCAAAAACTTATAACGTAACCATGGCTCGTGATTTGGAAATCATTAACCAACAAGATAATAACAAAAAACCCGTAACACAAATTTTCGCATCATTCCAATTCAATGGATATATGGGTTGGTTCAACCAATTAAGAAAAGGTTGGAAATTTAATATGTTACCAGGGTCAACAAATCCTTGGTGGAGTCAAACAAATAATGATTCATTGGAAAATGTTACAACGTCCGCATATACAAGAACACAAAATGTTGGATTGGGTATTAACGTTACTTATGATTTTACAGTTAACTTACCAAGACATAGTGGTGATACAATGTATGGTGATTGGTGTGAATGGAATGACATAGAACAAGCTGAAAGGGTAATATCACCGTATATGAATAAGATGACATATTATTCAAAAGCGTTTAATATATCACCAGCAAACAATTCAAACCCTAATGGATATTATTATCAAACACATTATCCAATAACACTTAAGGTGTTTTCAGATTATACTGAAACCGCAGGTGCCAACTTAGTTGATGGTGTACCAAATTATGCTTATTTCAGCAATAACTCACAACAATTTATTTGGCGTGATATATACACTTATGGTTATGTAGATAGTTTAGGTAGGGGGGTTGATTATCCTTTCTTAAACGAATCACACTATCCTTTTACAAATGTACCTTTTAGACTTTATCCTGAAGGTGCGTCATTTGACATAACTGACTTGTATCAAGTTGTAGTTCAACCTTTAATCGATGGATGCGAATAAAATAAGAGTTGTTTTTGATAACCAAAATAAAGATATTGTTCTTCCATTAGAACAGATTTGGGATTTTGGTGGAACCCAAGATGCGATTGAAGAATATGAAACTTCAATCATTGAAAAAATTCTTAATAAAGGTGATGACTTTGAGGTTACAAGATTCGACCATGCCATTTACGATAACACAAAGACATCTTTGAATTATGAATTTTATTTACATCAAGGAAATGCAACAACCCCAACATGGATTAATTCATACCTTCCAAAGTTTTCAACCAATGAAGTTTATTATTTTGAAAGACCTTTTACAAAATCTTTTTGGAAGATTGATTTTTATGATAGCCCAACAACAAGAACACAAAAGGCTTACATCACAACAATCTTACCTGTTCAACAAGGATATTTAACACCAGCCGTGTTAAACAACACAACACCAGTAACAATTAAAAAACCAAAATACACTTTAGATTATATTGGTGATAAAGAAGGGTTCTTTATCTATTGGTTAAAGAAAAGAGACTTCTTAAATATAAATACATTTTACATGACAGCCAAATTCTTCGATGCCAACACTGGTCAGTTCATAAAAATGATGAGAGTTAAACAAAGTAATTTGGGTGGAGGAACAAGTTTCCCACCTGAAGAATATTTTTATTATAAAGTTGATTTAGATTATCTAACACAAACATTCAAAGTTTTTGATTTCCCAACAGGAAACAGAGTCGGTGGTATAACCAACCCCATAAAATGGTATGAATATGTAAACCCATAATGGAAACACAAGTAATGAGAATCAGGGTATCCCCTGAAGTATTAAAAACAATCGTCCATGATGTTACGTATTCAGGTGAGACTTATGGTGTTTATTCATCAATGACTCAAACCTTAACTGGTAATACAAACTACACATCACTTCTTACAGGACTTACGGTTCCAATTCTACTTATTCAAAATACTGTTGATGTTGGATACTATTCCACATTTGATGGAGCAATCTCACAACAAAATGTTGTTACCAATTTTATATTTTCATCAACCACGTCAAATCCTTATACGTGGAATGTTTATAATACCGCCGATATTGAATTTAATTCATTCTTGGAGTTATCACAATACACAATAGATTGGGGGGACGGTTCACCAATAGAACCAATTACGAGTTATACACCTAATTCTATTTCACATGTTTACGCTTCAAAACCAAAAAAATACACAATTACTTTATCACAATATAATCCTTGGGGTAATACAAAGGTAGAGAAAAAAATTCAAACACCATTTGTTAATGTACCAAATTTTAATCCACAAGGAACGGCATATTTTACACCAAATACGGGTTCTTGGTCGGCGACACCAATATCTTATGATTATATATTCACAGGTGATGCTGTTAATTTAGTTGTGGACCAAGTATCATCCGCATATGTGACAGTACCATTTACCGTTAGTGGATATACATCATCAAGATTAACCGAGTTAGCGTTGTATGGAACACCAAAATATAAATTATTGGTTCCTATACAAAAAAATAAACTTGATTATGGTATTATAACAGAGATAAATTTAGTGTATACCGCTTACACAATTCAGAATGTGGATTACTATGATTATGCCAATGGGGACACAATTTACTTTATACAATCGTCAGGTTTAGATGAAGATTGGATGGTTCAAGACCCATT